GTTCTACGGTGACGTCCTCCGGAACGACCTTAACACTAGAGATGGTGAGAAGGTCGTTCCGGACTTTACGTTTACCAACCGTCTAAGCATTGTACCGGGTCATGATGCGCTCAAGAAGCGTAAGCAGATGCGGTACGTCAGGTTCGAGGGCGATGTATGGATCATCAGCAGTATTGAGGTCCAGAATCGTCGTTTGATCTTAGGCTTGGGAGGTGTTTATAACGGACCAGTTGCAGATCCAAGCGCTGCTTAGCGGGATTCCGAATGTAAAGAAAGCTTACTTTCAGGAACCATCTACAACCGCTATGGAATACCCTTGCATTATCTACAAGTTGGATAAACGTGAGAGTACCCATGCGGATAATGCTCCGTACCGTAAGTCCAAGCGATACCAAGTAACCGTGATTGACAGCGACGCTCTCAGCACGATCCCTGACGTTGTAGAAGACCTGCCAACCTGTGCCTTTGAACGGCGCTTCGTGGCAGACAAGCTTTACCACGACGTCTTCAACATCTACTTCTAAGAAAGAAGCAAATCAACATGGTAACTACTCTTGAGTGGGGCCAGACCGGAGAGAAGATCTTCGAGACTGGCATCGATCACGGCGTTCTGTACCGCCGCACGGCACTGACCGGCAAGTACGACAAGGGCTACGCATGGAACGGTCTCGTTTCTGTCACGGAAAGCCCCTCGGGCGCCGAGTCCAACAAGCAGTACGCAGACAATCAGGTTTACGCAAACCTGACGTCCGCAGAAGAGTTCTCGGCAACCATCGAAGCCTTCATGTACCCCGAGGAATTCGAAGCGTGCGATGGCACCGCCGAGATCGCCCCGGGCATCACGATCGGTCAGCAGAAGCGCGAGATCTTCGGCCTGTCCTACCGCACCAAGGTCGGCAACGACACCGATGCGGATGCCGGCTACAAGATCCACCTGATCTACGGTGGCATGGCTGCTCCCACGGAGAAGGCCCACACCACCATCAACGACTCGCCGGAGGCAATGACCTTCAGCTGGGACGTTTCCACCAACCCGGTGTCTGTCAACGGCTTCAAGCCGACTGCTCAGCTCACCATTGATTCCACCAAGGTCGACTCGTCGGATCTTGCAGCTCTTGAGGAGCTGCTTTACGGCGACGGTACGACTCAGGCTTCACTTCCGACCCCGGATGAGGTTGTTGCCCTCGTTGGCACGACCGTCTAGGACGGAATCTGACCATTAGAAAGGGAGATCGGCGTAATGCTTAGACTTGTAATACCTCCTACTGAAGAGTGGGATAGTAAGAACGAAGAGTTCATCTACACAGATGCGATCGTTCTTGAGTTGGAGCACACGCTGGTCTCCCTTTCAAAATGGGAGGCAATCTGGGAGAAACCCTTCTTGGGTCCAGATGAAAAGACGACTGAGGAAATCTTAGGGTACATTGGCGTCATGTCAAATACCCCTAATCTTTCCCCGGAGGTTTTCCAACGCCTCACGCAAGCACAAGTTGATCAGGTTAGCAAGTATCTCAATGCGAAGATGACTGCGACATGGTTTAACGACACTGGTAATAACTCGGGTAAGAAGAGCCGTGAAATTATCACAGCGGAAATCATCTACTACTGGATGATCACGCTCAACATTCCTATTGAGTTTGAGAACTGGCACCTAAGTCGCTTGTTCACGCTCATTGAAGTTTGCAACCGTAAGAACCAGCCGGCCAAGAAGAACACCCGGTCGCGCAGTGACATGATTGCTGAGCGCAGACGCCTCAACGCTCAGCGTCAAGCACAAATGAAATCACAGTGATAACGCCATCGGAAGGAGGCATACATGACACGACTTAGTTGGGAAGAAACGGGCTCCAAAGTCTATGAAGCGGGTCTTGATCGAGGCGTACTCTATCTCGATGATTCAGAAGGCATCCCATGGGTTGGCCTAGTTTCGGTTTCTGATGCACCTTCAGGTGGCGACTCTCGGGCATACTACCTTGATGGGGTTCGTCACATCAACCGCTCTGCTCCTGAAGAGTTCAATGGAACGCTCGAAGCATACACCTATCCTCCGGAATTTGAAGCTTGCGAAGGCGGCTCTCAGCTCGCTAACGGCCTCAACATTCAGAACCAGCCAAGGAGTGAGTTCGGCCTCTCTTATCGGACTCTCGTCGGCAATGACATAGATGGTCTAAGCCATGCATACAAGATCCACCTGATCTACAATGCTTTGGCAGCACCCTCTGAAAAAGCAAATGCATCCCTAAATGATAGCACAGAGCCGATGACATTCTCATGGGATATCTCGACGCGTCAAATCAAGTTCGATGACGCTTCCTTCGGCACTCGCTATGGGTCGCATCTTACGCTCGACTCCCGGGTTATCTATCCCTGGGCAATGATCGCAATTGAAGATATTCTTTATGGTAGTGATACCGAAGAAGCGCGGCTCCCAACTCCCCGCGAACTCCTCGATATCTTCATTGACAATGCATTGCTCAAGATTACAGATAACGGCGATGGTACTTGGACCGCAGATGGTCCGGATAGTGCAATCACGATGCTCTCAGAGGATGAATTCCAAATCACTTGGCCGTCGGCAGTCTTTATTGATGCCGATACCTACAACATTAGCTCACTCTAGGAAGGAGGACGCTCATGGCTACAGTCACTGGCTTTACTTCTGCGAAAATGCAGGCAATTCTCGATGGCACGATTGAAAGTGCCACCATTAATGACATGGGAAACCTTATTTTTACCCGTACCGATGGGACAACCTTCGATGCAGGTAACTTCGGATTCGCGGCAGAGATCATCACAGTTGCTACCGACTTCAATACGCTTACTGTTCCGGGTACATACGTGTACACGCTCAATACGGTTGTTGCTGCCTCTGCAAACCTTCCTACCGCCAGCCTTTATGGGTTTGCATCCGGACAAGCAGGCTTCCTCATGGTCGAGGGCAATGGTGATACGTTCATCAAACAGTCTTGGACCAACTACAACAATCCCTCCGAAAACGTTCAGCGAATTAGCTACAATGGTGTTTGGGGATCATGGGGTCCGATGGCGGAATTGGCTACCACTAGTCAGTCCGGGCTCATTGAGCTGGCAACCACGACCGAAGCTGCTGCGGAAACGGATACCTCTCGCGCAGTCACGCCTCAGGGTTTGAACAACCAGAGGGCCTTCCGTCTTCTTCAGTCAGTCGTTTTCACCGCAAGTGGTACCTTCACCAAAGCATCTTACACTGGCCTGAAGGCTGTACGTGTTCGAGCAGTTGGCGGAGGTGGTGCTGGCGGTGGCGTTGCCTTGGCACAGACTAACAACCACTCCTGTGGTGCTGGCGGTGGTGGAGGCGGATATGCTGAGTCATTCATTCTTGCTGCCGCACTTGCTACCTCAGAGACAGTCACTGTCGGTGCAGGCGGTACTTCTGGTAGCGGAGGAACCACCTCATTCGGAACCAAAGCTTCAGCAAATGGTGGTGGTGTTGGTGGGACGATAAGTAACCAGCCACTTATGGTCGCTGCTGTCGGTGGTAATGGTGGCGTTGCAACTATTGGTGACATAAAGGGCGCTGGTTCACCCGGAGTAAAGGGTACCGGTTATGCCACACTCGGCCACGGTGGTGAAGGTGGCTCCTCAATATATGGTGGCGGTGGCGTTGGTACCTATGCTGGTGGTGGCGCGGCAGTCACTCCGGGTAATGATGCCGCAGGCTATGGCGGCGGTGGCGGCGGTGCTGCTGCAAACTCAGGAAGTACCGGTGGTGCTGCGGGCGGCGCAGGAACTGGCGGAATCGTAATCGTAGAGGTGTATGTCTAATGTCTATTAAAACCTATGCCGTTCTCGAGGGCGAAGAAGTCGTAAACCTGATCCTGTTGGATGATGAATCTGACTATGCTGCACCCGAGGGTACTACCCTCATCCCGATAACGGATGATGCAGTAACGATCGGTTGGAAAATGGTCTCGGATGCATGGGTAGCACCCCCTGAACCAGAGCCTGAAGTATTCCCCACCGAAGACCCGTCGGTAACCGAAGCAAAAATGACTGCACTTGGTCAGTTGGTAGGCCTTGGCATTTCTGATGACGTCGCACGAACAATCGTGGGTCTACCACCCGCTTGAAAAATAAGAACAGGAGTTAGCATGGGCTTTTCATTCGAATCTAAAGGCGACTTCAATGGACTTGAAAAGTTCCTTCGATCATCCACTACGAACAATAGTATTGGTCGACAGTTGGCTAAATTCGGACAACAGGGCGTAAAGGCCCTAGCCTCAGCAACTCCTGTTGATTCCAGTAAGACTGCGGCCTCTTGGAGCTTTGAAGTTAAGAGTTCCAAGGGGTCGCATTCTATAATCTGGTCCAACAGCCACGTAGAAGACGGTGTACCAATCGCCATTATCCTGCAATATGGACACGGCACTGGAACCGGAGGGTATGTTCAGGGAAGGGACTATATCAACCCTGCAATGAAACCCGTATTTGACAAGATCGAAACCGACGTATGGAAGGCGGTGACTTCTGCATGAGCGCCAGCATTGAAGAGCGTGTAGTCTCTATTAAATTCAACAACGCACAGTTCGAAGCAGGTGTTCGAACAACATTGACTTCCTTGGATGGCCTCAAGAAGTCATTGAATTTCAGCAGCGGGATCAAGGCACTCGGTGACCTCGATGCTGCTGGTAAAAACGTCGGCAACATGAAGTTCGACAATAAGGGCTTTACGGATGGTGTTAAATCATCCATTGATGCTGCAAGCAACCTCAAATCGAGCCTGAAGTTTGATGGGACCGTAAAAGCTCTCGGCGATCTTGATTCGGCTGGTAAAAAAGTCAGCTTCAAGCTCGATGCTGCGGGATTCCAAGCTGGCGCAAAGGCTATTGTCGATTCGGCCAGTACGATCAAACAGAATCTCACGTTCGAGAATGCTCAGCGTAGTTTCGGCAACTTCAAGTCGTCGATTCAGAACTTCTCGATGCAGAGTGTTGTCACCGGTATGCAAAATGCCGGTAAGGCAATCGGCGATCTGGATCTCAAGGCAAAGGGCGTATCGCTAAATTCCATTGGGGATAGTGCCGATAGGGTTGCAGGAAAGCTTAGCAGCATGTCCATGATTGGCATTGCGGCGCTGGGTGGTATTGCAGCTAAGGCTCTTTCCGCTGGACAGGGAATGGCTGATAAATTCCTTGGGCCCATGAAGGATGGTTTCGCTGAGTACGAAACCAATATGAACTCGATTCAGACGATTATGGCTAACACATCTAGTAAGGGTACA